GTCCAATATCTAGGATCTGTAAAGTGAAAGATTGCATCTGGCTTTTCTTGATTTAGCAATGCAAACAAAATGTTTCGATCACCATACCCATTATATGGAATTAACTTAACCGATGCATCTTCTACTCCCGTTTCTCTGCGAACATCTTCAGATAAATCAAATGCTTTGCCAGCATCCGGGTGTTGCAATGCAGCACCTAATTGAACCCAATCATAATGATGTACTGTATTTAAAATAATTTCTTTGCTGATTGTCCCAATACCCGATGGTAAACGGAAATCATCTGCTAACAATAAGATTTTCTTTTTCTTAGGCTTGTTAGGATCAATCTTTTGTAACTTCGGTAACTCCATTCTTTTCCTTTATAACTTTAATATAAATATATCAACCCAGTATCACAACCGGTTTATTTAATTTTTTTGTCTTAGACCAAGCAGTTTGTAATACCGGATCTAACTGCATTTCATTGGTTAATATCATCATATAATCACACCGTTCTGCAATTAATTTCATACGGTGATGCAATTGACTAAAATGATAAGGTTTTCCATAATAAGATTCTGGCATTGCTGAATATAGATTATATCCAGAAAAACTTGGATTGTATTCTTCATAACGTATTGAAAATTCTAATGTATACTTCCTAACCATGCTATTGGCTCCTTCATTTCCGCCGGCGCCAACTACAATCAATTCTTCTCCAAATTTCTTTTTAAGCATTTGAAGTGTATCTTGTACTTTGCGTTTATTTTGCCAATTTGTATTACCTACTACTGCAACTCGTGTCATAACCGTTCCTTTATGAATTTAACACCTTTTGGATAATAACCATATACCATACGTAACATGGATTCTAATAGTTTTCTATTTTCTTTGTGGTTGGGATCTTCAATATTAGTGCAAAGAGCATATTCCATCGTAGTCCAACGTTTGCCACCCCATGTTGCATGATTTTCAATATCAAATTGATATACATAAACATGTTCGTGATTGTAAATCATTCTTTTATTCTGTTCTCTTTCGGACATCGTTCATAATCAGTTTTAAATGGACAATACTTGCAATTAGCAGCACCTTTGCCGGCTACTGCTAAATATGTTTTATCTGCTAATTTATTGCCTTCTGAATCGAAACAATGTTCGATAAATGCATCGATACTTCGTTGAACTCGTTTTTGCGTTACGCTTCCTGCAGGCGGTTTGATGTTTTGTATGCGTTTTTGTGGAAACATTGATTCTTCCATTATTTTGCGTTTGACTACAAAGAATTCAACTTCAATGTTATCTTTGGAAACGCCATATTGTTTTGCAAAGTAATTTTTATATGTAATAAGTTGTGCTAATTTAAGTGAATCCGATTTAGCATTTTTATTCCAACCATTACGACTTGTTTTAATATCATATATATATATCTTACCGGTAGGAACGTGTCGCATAACAACATCCATGAAACCATACCAATATACTGAAGGATTTTCGTCTGAAGCTTGAACGCATAATTCCATTTCGATGCCAACCAATTCCCAATTCTTGCTTGAAAAGTATTGCGAACGTCGTTTCTTAAACCAATCTAATATAGCAACTCCATCTTCTAGATATTCTGCTAATTGCAAAGGATTTGAAAAATGTTCACCATTCGATTCAGCAACACATCGCGCATATTCTTCTTTAAGCTTTGCAGTTAATACATCTCTAAAATTTATTGCTTCCGCACGTTTAACGGAATCTGTATACATTACAGTTAAGAAATGTTGAAATGTTTCGTGAAATGCAGTACCGAAACAAGTATCAATGCTTGATTGAAACGGAGCTAATCCATCAATGTATGCTAATTTCCAAGACATTGGGCAACGTTCATACATCGACCACTGCGAATAAGATATTTTTCTAGGAACTGTCGTTGCATCTCGTTGAGATAAACGATATATAGGTGAAAGATAGTTTCCTGATTTCATACTATATTATATGAAAATTATTATAATAAACCAACCGAACAGTAAAAAAGTGCTAACATTTCTGCTAGCACCTTTAAAACTTTTTATTTTAATTGAGACTTGTCAATTACGACATATATAGTATCGACAACTTTGCCGGTGGATTGGTTTTTGGTATTAAACATGTTGCCAATTGGATCCTTATCTAATACTTCAACTTCATTGACAAAATAATTAGTTTCGCCTCGGTTACTAAACCAATTCTTTCCAAATGTTTCGTGATATTTAATCTTCACTTTCCAACCATAAGTAGCAGCTGAATCTAGATTAGCAATAGTTGCAGGATCATTTACATCATTATCCACTGAAAATTGAAAAGGTTCTGCTGAGTTCATACCAGTTTGAGTAGTGTTAAGAGTTCCTTCCCAAGAATCATATACTAATCCTTTTTTGGAAAACTTGGTAATCATACCAATTCTTTCACCATTAGAATAATTCTCAGTGCACGATGTAAATGTAATCGTTGCAATTGCTAATACAAATAATTTTTTCATCTTTTTTTCTTTAAAATAAGAAATTATTTTGTAATATCCAAGTAATTTGGAAGTTTTTCTTGCAAGTAAATATCGATCAAATCTTTGGTTTTTTCTAAATCTTGCTGAAATGAACCTTTATGTCGGCATCTTACAATGCGTTTAATAATATCAAATTCATATGCATTAAGTCCCCAATCTTCGGCAAATTTATAAAGGCTATCTTTACCTCTGTAATGCGATTGTGTGTGTACACTCATTTTATTCCTTTTAATAATTTCTTTTTTTCTCCATCACTATATCCGTACATTGTCAAAATTCTATCACATTGCATCTTATCCATTAAATCTATATAATCTGCAGCCTCTGATTTAGATACTTGATAATGCTCAGCAATTTGTGCAACTAAATCCTTTTCATATTTATCTTCTGATTTGCCTTTTATGTATTTCGCAAAGCTTTTGTTATTAGGCAACAATTCATAATATAAACGATATGTTTCTTGTGGCCGTAACAATCCTATTGTATAGGTTTGAAACTCATTAACTAATTCTGTCAATTCCATACGCATTGACAACCAACGATTAACAATAAATGGTGCAAATTTTTTCTGATCAGTTTCTGACCATTTTGTCCATTCTTTCTTTTTATCAGTTACACCTCCGATAAAATCAAAAATCGTTGCACCCTTTTTTTCTTCTGCCATTTATTATAGTTTATATTTGTTACGATATTGTTCTTCTAATTCTTTACCTATTCCTATTTCTAATATAACCGCATTATCTGGAATTCCGACAATGTGCTTAGCATCTAAAATATCATCTACAGATTTATTTCGAAATGTTTTTATTTTCGTCTTTGCATTGCTTCGATTTGAAGTTTTAAAAACAACTGATACTGTACTTTTATGATATTGTACGGACATTATTTAAGTTTTGTTTTAATTGGTTGAAATTCTTCTGGTATACTGCCGCAATCGTCGCATCTGAATACTGGTATTGGAACCATTGTATCTTTTTCAGCTCCAGTTAATAGTTTTGATACTTTATTAATTGCCATTACTTGACGAAAATACATTCCATTGCATTCTTTGCATTGGATAGGTTGCATATCCGTTGGTTTGATTCCTGGTGTGTTTAACTTATTCATAATCGAACTCATTTATTCTTATAAATTTACATTTTAAATATTCTTCAATTTCTTTTTGACGTTTTATATCTTTTTCTCGTAACTTTTTATTTTTAAAATGATGTTTTTCGTCATATTCAATAACAACGTTTTTTTCTTTATCATATCCATCTACAAAATAGCCTAAATATTCTATAAAATATTCTCCACCATTTTCTGCATGTTGGAAATTATATCCATATTTTTGTCCATATTCATCTATCCGATTACATGCAATTTTATTATATCCGGGAAAACATGGACGTTTTTCATTTAATGATTCTAATCTTCTAATTCTTTGTTTTCTTTTAGTTTCTGTAGAATGTTTATAACCGTAATGTGGATTATTAATACCTGTAACATTTATTTTAGAAAAATATCGGCCTTTTTCTGATACTTTTTGTTTAATATCCGGAATTTGTGATATATTTTCATATTGTCCGTTACTAATAGTTAATGCAACTAATTTCATTTTGCATGCAGGCTTACACGTTTTGCCATTATTTGCAGTTTTAAATTTTGTATTACATATAATACAATCT